TAACTATCTGTTCATTTCTCTGGCGTGCCTGTCGTGCCAGTTGAGCAGCCGACATCTTTGCCCGGGTCTCAGGTGAAGCAGCCCGGCCGAGCCAAGGCGAAGCTCTCCCGCGCCTACTCGCCGACATCTTCGACCGAGTTGCCTGCGAAACAACTCTACGGTGAAGCGCCTCGCTAATCTTTGCACGACACTCTGGAGAGCGAGGCCCGGTGCTAACACCACGGCGCGATGCCGACATCTTTGCTCGTGTCTCAGCCGAGAACTTCTTGCCAAGGGCGTATTTTTTCCCACGTATCTCCGCTGATTTCGCCTTCGAAAACCTGCGTCGCAGCCAGCCGTACAGCTTATTGCCGCGTCCGTTGCCATGGGTCATTCGGCGCGCGGCGTACACGAGTTTCGCGTTCCATGGGTGCATCTTCACCAGAAGCTGATGAGCTACGTAGTGCTCCTCGGCGGTCAGCTCGACGATATTTCCAGGCGCATCGTCACCGCCCATGCAGCGCGGCACGACGTGATGCCGCTCGCTGTAGCCAACAAGCGCGCGTGTTCTGGCTCGGGCGATCAGACTTTCATAGTGCGCGCTGTACAGAACGTTTGTTCTCCCGGTACGTTGAAATAGAAAGTGCAGAAAGAACAAGAGGCCCGAAGGCCCCTTGTTTCTCTACGCCTAGTTGCTGTGGTACGAAGCCCGGTAGGTGAGCTTCATCCCGAGCACGGCGTTCGCCGCAGCCGCGGCATTGCCCGCCGCGATGACGACAAAGCCGATCGAGCGCTCGGCCACATCGGCCGTCATCCGCGCGAACGCGGTGGCGACCGCAGCCGTCTGCGCCCGGCGCTCGGTGAAGGCAGGGGCCTGGCCGAACGTCGAGGCCGTGAGCCACTTCCCACCGTTTGCCGCTGCCGCGGATACGGCGCCTGCAACGATGACGCCGAGGTCCATCGTCAGCGACGCCGTGCCGGTATCGAGATCGTCGTTGTCGATTTCCCAATCGATCGGGATGTTCCCGGGCGAGAGTTTCGCCATAGGAATGACGTCGGCTGCCGCACCCGTACCGTTGATGATTGCGGTGACCCGCAGGGACACGACTTCCGACCCGTTGGGATCGGGCATCGGCTTGCGGCCGACCGCATGGAGGTTGAGAGTAACTGCGAAAGGCATGGTGTTCTCCTGAAAAGTTGGAAGGGAATTGCGGGCCCGCCCGAAGGCGAGCCCACCTGACCCCCGTGGTTACGGGTTCGGGTCCTTCGCTGCGACGTCGAGCGCGATCACACCGAAGTCGCGGCTAACGCCCTCGATGGTGAACGCGGCCTTCTTCATGCCGCAGATCGTGGCGGTGGTAATCACCGCCTGATTGCCGCGGTCCTCCGATTCCTCGTGCCAGTCGAATCGAAGTCCCGTGCCCGGAGATCCGAACGCCACCACCCCAGCCTGACGGCCAAGGAATAGGGCGCGTGCCGCCAGCACGTTCGCGCCGGCGCCGTAATCCGAGAACCGGATCACGCCCTTGTGCTTGTGGAGAATGGTATCGGCGTACATCCCCATCGCACCCTTGAACATCGGGCTTGAGTTGCCCTCCGCTCCGGCCGCCGCCTTTTGCACGTCGAGCCACTGGCCCGTGCTCGTGTTGGTGCGCAGGTCAAACGACGACCAGGGGTGCATGCAGATCACGTAGCGGCCCTCGCCGTCGATGTTGCAGGGCTCGATGGCAGGAATGCCCTCGATGCCGCCGCCCATCGTCTCGGCTTGGGTTTGCGCCCGCTCGACCAGGGTGAGGTTCATGATGTCGGTCACCACCAACGTCGCCTTGGACGTGGCCGCTCCGCCAAACAGGACGTGCTCCGCGTCCGGCGCGACGAAACCGTTGTTGGCGAACCCCGCGTAGCTCGTCGGGTAGATGTAGTCCGAGTTCACGCCTCGGGCACCCGACAGGTACATGAAGAACAGCTCGTCGAAGATGCGAGCCCACCACTCGGACTGGCGCACCCGTGCGATCTTGCGCAGATCGTGGATGGTGCGCTTGCGGGTCATCCGCCCGCCGGTATTCACACCGCCACGCATCTGGTCGATGTAAATCTGGTCCGTGTAGAACTTGAGGTCTTCTTCCTTGCCTCGCAGGGTTTGGTCGCCTTCGACCGGCTGCATTTTGAGCTGCAGCACGAGGTCGTAGGTGATTTGCTCGCCGGCGTCGTTCTCCAGGTGCGGAAGCATCTGGAGCGGCGTCTGCGCCTCCTCGCCCCGGCCCATGAACTTCTTGTTGAAGTAGGACTTGCGCCCCACGTCAACGGCCAGGAAACCGGAGTATTTCTTTACCGCTTTCGGGTCGTTTAGACCGACTATCGTTTTCAAAGAGTGCTCCTTGAAATTTAGAGCACTCCTGCGCTCTGGTGTGTGACACCAAAGGCGCACTCCTGCGCGCCGCCATTCCGGTGCGATGCCCTGCCGCCGGGTTTTGCGGGTATTGCCCGCAATTCTACGCTTGTTTCACCATCCGTACAGGGTCTACGGTTACTCCTTTTTCAGCGGAGATGTGCAACCGCGCCCGCTGACCGCTCTTTTCCTTCAGCGTGAGCATGACGCGGCCACCATCGAACGAAAGCGATTCGCCTACGCGAATCTCGATCCAGATGGTTTCGCGTTCTGAGATGGTCAATTCCAAATGTGCCTTACCTCGTCGCGCGCAGGTACTTGTCCTGTTTCGACTCCGACATCCGGGCCAAGGCATCTTCGTAGTCCTGCCCGGAGAGGCGGTCCAGCGCGGCGAACTCGGGATCTCCAGCGGCGTTGTCTTCGCCGTCACCGTCGCTCGCGTTCGGGATCTTGCCGAGATCGTGGACCAGGGCAATCTTGGGCTTGCGGCCCTCGACCTTCTTTCCGTCCTTGTCCTTGCCATTGCCCTTGTCGTCGGCGTCCGCCTTCTTGGCGACGAGCCCCAGGTCGGCCTTGACCATCTTGTGCGCCTCGCGCAGGTACCAGACCTCGCTCTTGTCCGCGTTCTTTTCGTCGGCGGCAAGCGTCTTCAGAGCGTCATCGAAAGCCACATTCATCGCCCGCTTGGTGTAGTCGATGCCCTCTTTCTCCTTCACGACCCCGAAGAAGTCCTGCACGTCGCCCATCCACTCGGCTTCACCGATCTGCTTGTTGTGGTCTGCCGCCCTGTCGGCATTGGATTTGGCTTCGCGCAGGTCATAACGCTTGTTGTCGAGCGCACGCTGCTTGGAGAGTAGATCCTCGATCGGCACGTCGCCTTCCTTGTACGTCTTGAGGAGGGTGTCGTACTCGGTGTCGAGCGCGGCCATCTGCTCGTCGTACTTCTCCACCGGCTTGACGGCGAGCCGTGGCATGCGCGGGCGCACCGGAACGTCGAGTTCATGTTCGTCGTCTTCGCCAGCTTCTGCTGCCTCCTTGGCTGCGGCCTTTGCCGCCTCCGCCGTCGCCTTGTCTGCGGCTTCAGCCTCGGCCCGGTCTTCATCGCTCATATCCGCCAGTTCTTCTGCGCGTTCAGCGGCTTTCATCTCGGCAGCTTTCGTAGCTGCTGCTGCGGATGCGGCTTTCGCTTCTTGCTTCTCGCGTGCCGCCTTGTCCTCGGCGGTCTCGGTGCCCGCGTCGTCGTCGTCATCTACAGGCCCGGGCCTCTCCGCAACCTTCTTTTTACCCTTGTCATCGCCAGCGCCTTCCTCGCCTTCAGCGGCAATCTCGCGCAGGTGCTCGTCGTCGTCGTCGGTTTCCTCGATCGCCGCGCGCTCGTCATCCGACAGAAGCGCAAGCTCCGCCTCCGATACGCCGTGCGCCTTCTTGGCTTCCTTCAGGGCCGCCTGTTCAGCAGCCGAGAGTTCGTCTTTATCCTTCGTCGCCATGTGTCACCTCGTTTGGTTGAAACCTGGTCAATACTCGCCCTTGTCGCCAGCGATGACCGCCATCTCGCCGACTTTTTCCTTGGCGAGTTCCTGCGCGGCCTTCAGACGTACCTTGTCCTTGCGGATCGCGCACGCATCCACCAGCGTCCGCAGGTCGCTGTCGGTCTGCCATTTCTTGTCGCTCACTACTCCGAGCCCTTGTACCCGTGATTTCTTGGCCATGCTCATCTCCTTGCGGTTAAATCATTCGTGTAAGGTGGTCGATCATTACCTTCGACATCGTGAGCGCATCGTGAGCCCCAGAACAGCCGATCAACTCGGCGAATTGAGCATGAGCGAATAAGGTCTGATTCCCTGCGCAAGCGAGCGTGAATCCGCCCATAGCACTCGCTCCGACATTCCCGGACGCAACAAGTGCCGCAGCCGGGCCGATTCGTATAGAAGAGTTGGCGCCGTTATAAACCACGCCAACCGCGGCCCACAGGCCAACGTCCATCAGACCTGCGCCCGCTTCTGCAACCTCAACACCACCCGCGTAGGCCCCAAGGGCATGAAGGGCGCCAGTCATATTGAGCGTGCCACCGGCGTAAGCATCACCATCCCAAAGGCGCCCACCTGGGGAGAAGGTAAGCATCCGTAATAGGCCATAAACGGTGCAGGGCTGTGCAAAGGTAAAAGCGTTCATCTTCGCCCACCTGACACCTCCATCTCCGGCAACCGTACCATCGTTCAATACCGCCAACCGATTCGCGTCGGTCGCTTGCGTTAGATGATGGCCCCGCCCGCTGTAGTCGCCCCACTTGGAAAGCCCACGGTCGAGGGTTTCGATCATTTCGCCCGCTCGAAACCAAAACTCAGGGTACAGGCTTTGTATAAGTGTCACGCGGCTCGACTGCCCGCCTTTCTTGATCGCCTTCGAGTCGTTTCTGGAGATATTGGTTTTCATGGGTTTCCTATCCTGGTGCACGTCTTCATTCGTCGTCCTCCGCGGCCGCTACGGCCATCAAGATCAGCAGTTCCGTTTCCTCGACTTCCTCGATCGCCGCGCGCAGCGCGTTGTATCGCTCGACCTCGCCCTCCGCATGATCGAACACCTTGCGCGTGATGATCGCGTCCAGGTCGATCTTGAGTAGCGGGGAGAGCACGGGCGCGAGCGCTGCCGCATCCGCCTCTACTGCGGGGGCGAGCGGGTCTGGAGAGACTCTATCGAGACTCTCCTCGGGACCCGCGTCGGGTTTGCGTTTTGCTTGAGCGCGGCGCCGCAGCTCGAGCAGTTCCCATGCCTTAACCACGTCCTCGTAGCTGGCTTCATCGCTTGGGAGGTAGTGCTTGTTGCGGTGCCCGCGGTACACGAGATCTGGCTCGGCCGGCGCTGGAGTACCCGCTCCAAACGCAGCGCCAGTAAGTCCTACAGCCCCTACCGCACTTCCGGTATTTGGAACGGCTGCCTGTCCTGCCGCGAAACCAGTAAGCCCTACGGCACCCACCGCGAGCGCGGTGGCGCCATGCACGCCGGTTTCGGTGTCCGTTAACCCAATGCGCCCGACAGCGATGCCAACGCCGCCCTTGCGGGAGGTTTCGCTCGCTGCCAGTCCGCTCGCTCCTGTTGCAAACCAGATCGAGCCTTCAGCTCCAACTCCTGCACCGGTGAGGCCAACCGCACCGAGGGTCACGCCCAAGGCGCTTCTCTTTCCGGTTTCTGTCGCCGCGAGACCAATCTTTCCGACGGCTTGGCCAGTCGTAGCGCCCTTCGTCCCGCTCGCGCTCGCTGTTAAACCTACCTTCCCGATTGCCGAGCCAGCCGGTCCAGTAGACTCGCCTGAGACGAAATCCCTGGCGAAAATGCCGGCCTTATCGAGAGCGGCGTCGAAGATCCCCTGCTTCGAAAGCGCCGGGTCGAATATACCTACGCGCGCCACGTCAGCCCATCCTCACGTGCGGCGGCAGCGAGGTGCGCTTTAGGACTGGCGGTGGTGGCACCCCAGCTGCCTTGATCGCCACGACGATGGTGCCCCACCCCGTATTCGCCGCACCTCCCGTCCGAGTGGCAGTTGTGGAAAGCGAACCCTCGCCTCCGCCCGCGACGTTATCCTTAGACCACAGCGATATGGCGACCCAATCGCTGTCGCTGTCGTCCTGCCGTTCCGTGTACCCCGACAGCGCGGAGTGGTCCCAAGTATCAGCAGCACCCTGCTTGTCCAACTGACTGAAGAAGGCGATGTCATCGCCGGCGATGGCCGTGGTCCCAACAGCGCCCGAGGTCGCATTGGCCGTCGAGATCGTCGCTGGCGAGGCTGTGGTTGTGTTCTTCTGGCCGGCATCGAAGTCGGTTCGAGGCGCGGCAGTATCGCGCCCACTCCACGCGCCCACCGTCCACCGGCTGGCGTCGCTCGTCGCCCCCGTGGTGAAGGAATCTCCGCCCGCCGCGACCTTGTCCCCCATGTCCATCGAGTGACCGTCGGGCGCGGCCATGTCGTTCGAGAGCCGCGCCGTCCACCCGGTCGG